CCAGACTATGTTTCCCCGATAACGACCACAACGATCCCAGCTAGTCCAATGATGACACGACCTAGTGCGAATTAATGACAGATAAGCCCAAAAAGAAAAAGCCGCTACGAGGGGCACTCAAGCCGAGGCTTCACAGTCCTTTCCTTAAGGGTAAAACTAAGGGTGACCAGATAGCCCAGCTTGCAGAGCAGATCGGGCAGCCTTTATTAGCGTGGCAGAAACTTATTCTTGATGACATGTGCCGCGTGGATAAAGATGACATGTTTATCCGTAAGACATCGCTCCTATTGGTGTCGAGACAGTCTGGAAAGTCGCATCTAGCCCGTATGAGGTGTTTGGCGGGTCTATTCTGTTTCGGCGAAAAGGACATCCTCATAATGTCATCTAACCGCTCTATGGCGATGAAGTCGTTTAATATCATGGCAGACATCATCGAGCGTAATGACTTTCTCAGAGTGCAGCTGAAAGATGGAGACGTCAAAAAGGGTATTCGTAGGACTAATGGCGATGAGCGCATCATCCTACAAAGCGGGGCTCAGATTGAAGTAGCAGCGGCAACCTCAGACGGAGCGCGTGGGCGCACGTGCGACCTCTTATGGATCGATGAGCTCCGCGAGGTGTCTGAGGTCGCGATGGATGCTGCAAAATCGGTGACGATCGCACGCAAAAATAGTCAGAGACTGTTTACATCAAATGCGGGATCAGCGTTTTCGACTGTACTTAATGACTTACACGATAGATGTCTCAGCTACCCGCCTAAGTCTCTAGGTTTCTATGAATACTCAGCCCCTGCCTACTGCGACATCTGGGATCGATCCGCATGGGCTCTCGCGAATCCATCGCTGGGTTACCTAATCACGGAGGAGGCTATCGAGGAGACGATCGCTACCTCTAGCGTGGCAACTGCTCGTACAGAGACTTTATGCCAATGGATATCCAGCGAAACCAGCCCATGGACTCCTAACAGCTGGGAGGACTTAGCCGATAGTGAGCTAGTTATGTCGGTGGGTGCTTATACCATGTTTGGGTTAGATATTGATCATACGAAACGCTCAGCTGCTCTCGTGTGTGGGCAGATAATGCCAGACGGACGGATAGGTTTAGCTTTAGTCCAGACGTGGGAAAGCCATATTGCAGTTGATGAGTTGCAGATAGCCGTGGAAACGAAAGCATGGTGCGACATGTATAAGCCGCGCCTAATACTTTACGATAAGTACACATCCGATGTAGTAGCGAACAGGCTCTCTAACGCTGGAGTAATGACAGAGGACTGTTCAGGTGCTCAGTTTTATACCGCATGTGCGACCTTTAAGGAATACATCGATAATCGTAGAATCGTGCATCAAGGGCAAGAAATCCTCGATACCCAGATGAATAATTGTGCCGCAAAAAGCAATGACTCAAGCTGGAGAATCATTCGTAGAAAATCTGCAGGATCGGTAGCCGCACCGATCAGCCTAGCCATGGTCGTTTATAACCTATCTAAGCCTCAGTCTAAGCCTCAGATTTATACTTAGACACACCTTATGCAATATGTCAAATACTTGACATGTGGTATCATTTATGTCTATGGGTCGCATACTACAAACATTCGGATTACAGTCTAAGCCTATTTTAGAAGCTCAGTCTGCCCCTCAAGTCTTAGGCGAGTATTCGCCTTATGCGATGCCATTTCAAAATGCTTACATCGGTCGTACAGAGGCGATGTCCGTACCTGCATTACTCCGCTGTAGAAACCTTTTAGCGGGAACTATCGGCGCAATTCCTTTAGAGCTTTACAGAAAATCAACTAACGAGGAAATCGGCTCACCTGCATGGTTAGAGCAACCTTCATACTCTCAGCCTCGATCAGTAACGATCGCATGGACAGTTGACTCGTTACTCCTATATGGGCAGGCTTTCTGGAAGGTCGTAGAAGTTTATAACGAGGACGGACGTCCATCGCGTTTTGAGTGGATCGCTAATAACAGAGTCACCATAACATTAGATAGCACTAATACATATGTAAAATCTTATGCAGTTGATGGAACTACATTACCGATGGATGGTTTGGGGAGTTTAGTTACATTCCAATCGCTAAGCGATGGCATCCTTAATGCTGGAGCTTCAACAATTCGTGCAGCTATTGATATTCAAAAGGCAGCATCTATTGCAGCCTCAACTCCTATGGCTACTGGATACATTAAAAATACCGGAGCAGACTTAGACCCCAAAGAGGTTCAAGGATTACTTGCAGCTTGGCGCCAATCTCGTAATAGCAGGTCAACTGCATATCTTACTAGCACTTTAGAATATAACCCAGTTTCATTTTCACCTAAAGAAATGATGTACTCGGAAGCGATTTTCAACCTTGCTACTGAAATTGCGCGTTTATGTAACGTGCCTGCATATTATGTTTCTGCAGATCAAAATAACTCAATGACTTATGCCAATGTGCAAGATGAGCGTAAACAATTTTTAACGATGTCTCTACAGCCATTTATTACAGCTATTGAGGATCGTTTATCTATGGATGATATTACCGCTCGCGGCAATGTCGTAAAGTTTGACATCGACAAAAACTTTTTGCGTACTGATCCACTTCAAGAATTAGCAGTAATCGAAAAACTGTTAACGCTTAATCTAATTACTCCAGAACAAGCGATGGAAATGACTGATCTAACACCTAACGGAAATAATGGTCTAGAATGAATCAAGTAATTACTTTCTCAGCTGATCTAACAGCTGACTCAGCAAGTCGCACTATCTCAGGTAAAATTGTGCCTCTTAATGTTGAAGCGGGCTCTACTAATATGGGTAAAGTTATTTTTGCCTCTGGCTCTATTGAAATCCCAGATACTAAGTCTGTAAAACTATTAAATCAGCATGACATTAAAAAGCCTTTAGGTCGCATGGTTTCTTTTAGCGAATCTGAAAACTCTATCGATGCTGTATTTTCTATTAGTCGCTCACAGCGCGGTACAGAGGCTTTAATCCTTGCTGAGGAAGGTTTACAATCAGGATTAAGTATTGGAGCGGAAGTTTTGAAATCAAAAATCAAAGACGGCGTAACTTATGTTTCAGCCGCTCGTTTAGTCGAAGTAAGTTTAGTAACAGAGCCAGCGTTTAAATCTGCTCAAGTAACTGATATTGCGGCGGAAGAATCTGTCGCAGATGAAACAAACCAACCAACAGAAAGCGAGACAGCCCCCGTGGAACAAACCACTCCAGCAGTCGAAGCAACACCAGTTGAAGCACCAGCGGTTGAAGCTGCTCGCCCAACTGTAACAGCAATGTCATATACAAAGCCACGCATCGAACTAACAGCGGCTAAGTATGCAGAAAACTCAATTCGTGCAGCACTAGGTGATGAGGATGCTCGTCAGTACCTACGCGCCGCAGATGATACAACTGACAATGCAGGTTTAGTACCTACACGTCAATTATCAGAAATTATCAATCCACTCGGTACAACAATTCGTCCAAGCATTGAAGCAATCTCTCGCGGAGTATTGCCAGATGCAGGTATGACTTTTGAAATCCCTCGTATTACTGCAATGCCAGCAGTCGCAGTTGCAGCAGAAAACGCAGCGTTTCAAGATACAGACCAGACTTCAAACTTTTTGAGCGTGAATGTTCAGAAGTTCGCAGGACAGCAGACATTTTCTGTCGAGTTGCTTGATCGCACATCACCTGCATTTTTTGATGAGCTTGTACGCAACATGGCTGCAGCTTATGCGAAGGCAACAGATGCTGCAGTTAACGCAGCATTGATCACAGGTGCAACACTAGATGCAACTACTACAACAACATATCCAACAGCAACAGAATTGCTCGGAGTTGTTTCTCGCGGTGCGGCATCTGTTTACAATGCAACACTAGGACTACCTAATCCATTCGCTCGTAACATGATCGTCAATACTGCACAATGGTCAAACATCATGACACTTAACGATGCTGGACGTCCAATCTACAACGCTCAAGTACCACAAAATGCAGGCGGATTAGTAACACCTACTGCACTACAGGGTAACGTTGCAGGTCTTAACCTATACGTAACACCTAACACAGCAGCTGGAACAGATACAGACGGATCAATCCTTATTGTTAACCCAGATGCATACACATGGTATGAGAGCCCTACCTACCGCCTACGCGCGGAGTCAACAGCCAATGGTTCTGTGACGATCGGCTACTATGGTTTTGGAGCAATCGCTACCAAGGTCGCAGCAGGCGCATTTAAGAATAACAAGCTGTAAGACAAACTAAGTCACTCTGAGGGGTAGTAGCCCTCTACCCCTCAGAGTCTTTAGAAAGGAATAAGATGTCACTCTGCACAGTAGCCGAGCTAAGATCAGCTCTCGGTGTGGGTACCTTGTATCCAGACGCAACGCTTCAACAGTCATGTGATGCCGCAGATGCTGTACTTATTCCTATGTTATGGGCTAACAATTATTTCAACATCGCACACAGCAACACTACGACTGTAGGCACACTTTATTTTGATCAAATTGTTACCAATGTTTTTTATGTTGGACAGACTGTAGTCATCTCAGGTAACGAGGCGCATAATAACGGCTCTAAAACTATTACCGCTGTAGGCACAGATTATATTAGTTTTGCTATCACCGGCACTCCAACTGCCAAGGCTAAGCATCCTCTAAACCCTTATGGCACTGTAACGGTATCGGCTAACATAGACTGGACAGCCGACAGTGCAATTCAGGAAAGTGCATTAATGATCGCTGTTGATATCTGGCAAGCACGACAAACTACATCAAGTGGCGGCTCTGCTGTTGATTTCCAGCCCTCGCCTTGGAAAATGGGTAGCTCTTTACTCGCCAAGGTAAGAGGTTTAATTGCTCACGCGCTTGATCCGAGGAGTATGATCGGATGACAGTTGCGATTACAACGCTACGCACTACGCTAGCAACAGCATTAGTAGATAACACACGATGGCAGACTTTCGCCTTTCCTCCAGCAACAGTCCTTGCCAACAGTTTAATTATCTCTCCAGATGATCCATATCTCGTAGCGAATAACTCTCAGTGGAATATCAGCCCGACTGCTCGATTTAAGCTGACCCTGACTGTGCCGCTCTACGATAACGAGGGTAACCTCAATGGCATCGAGGATGCGATCGTCGCACTATTTAATAAAGTTTCTACATGCGGGATAGTTATTTCAATCAATGAAGTATCCGCACCATCTGTAATGAATGTCCCCTCTGGAGAATTGCTTTCAGTGGAGATCAGCATCGAGACCCTAACGACATGGAGCTAGGCAATGGCAAGTTATACAAATAAATCAGATAACACTTTCGTAGGTGTGGGTTTCGGTGAAATCATCACAGACGAGCAACTAGCGGGCTGGGATGTACCTCATCTCGTAAAAATCGGCGCATTAGTGCCAGTCACAGAGACAAAGAAGGCGGATAAATAATGGCAGTCTACGCATCGAATAATGCTTATTTTAGCTTGGGTACTTACGACCTATCATCGGTCGTTACTAACCTAACGCTTAACATCAATTACGACCCTGTAGAGATCACAGCTATGAACGATGTAGCTCATAAATATGTTAAGGGTCTTGCGAGTCATACGATCTCTGGCACAATTTTCCTAGATCAGATCGCTATCGGTACAGGTGCAACCCGAGCAGTCCTAGACTCATTAAAGGGCACTACTGCCGCTTTCATTATCTCGCCTATCGGTGCTACTGCATCTGCAACTAACCCTAAGTACACAGGCTCATGCTTCGTCAATGGATACACTCCAGTAAATGGCGGCATCGATGAAGTAGCCTCTGTTGATTTCTCATTCGATGTCACTACTGACATTACTATCGCTTACGCATAAGGAGACTAAGTAAATGGCTATCTATCTATCCAATACCACATACCTATTATTAGGTGCTCTCAATGTCTCCGACCATGTGCAGAGCGCGGAGCTTAATATCAGTTACAACATGCTATCTACTAAAGCAATGGTTGCAGCTGGCAGCGTAGTCGGTAACCCTATGGTTAAGGGCTCAGCTAATCACACTCTTACTGCAACATTATTCAACGATCAGGCGGTATCTAATATCCGCTCGATCCTAGATGGTGCTAAGGGATCTACATTGGCTTTCGCTATTGCAGCTAACGGATCGACTCCATCGACGGCTAACCCTGTTTATTCAGGCAATGTCTATGTGACCGACTATACTCCAGTAGGTGGAGACATTAACACAGCCGCTATGATCGATTTCACTTTCGATGTAGCGGGTGACATTGTAATCGCTACTGTCTAATAACTAACGAAAGGGCTAACAAATGGCAAAACTAAAGATCGTACGAACAGATGACTCAGTTCTGGAGGGCGAAATCTCTCCAGCTGTTGAGTACGCTTTCGAGCAATATGCTAAGAAAGGTTTCCACAAAGCGTTTCGCGATGAGGAGAAGCAATCAGATGTATATTGGCTAGCTTGGGAAGTTACTCGCCGAGCAGGTGAAATCGTGCCTCCTTATGGGATGCAGTTTATCGAAACTCTAAAGAGTGTCGAGGTCTTAGACTCCGACCCTTTAGCATAAAGCGTGACCTCCCGCTTACTTACTTACTCGCGAGACTAAGTATTAGGCTGGGGGTTTCGCCGCTAGATTTAATTGAAATAGATCAGGTAATGCTTCAAGCATTATTAGATGGTCTTAGGGATGAAGCGAAGGAGTTGAAGGATGCGAATAGAGCTGCGCGGCGTTAAAGACACGCGTAAGGCTATTCGTAACTTCGCTCCAGACCTTAATAAGCAACTTAATAAAGAGTTACGCCAAGCCTTAGCTCCTATCGCCATGAAGGCAAAAGGTTTTGTAGAGCTAACTCCACCTATGTCAGGATGGGCTCCTAGATCGTTTTCAGAGGGTAAGTTTCCTCCCTATTCGGCTGCAACGATCAAGTCAGGCATCGGCTTTAGCACAAAGGCTGGAAAGACTACACGCTCAGGCTTTACCTCTAATGCTCAGATTTTTAATAAGTCTGTTGCTGGAGGTATTTATGAAACCGCTGGGCGTGCTAATAATGGTAAAGGTCAGCCATGGGTAGGTGCTAAGGCGGGCGGTGCATCCAAAAAGGTAAGCCGCTCAGTTAATCCTAATGCTGGCACTCAGTTTATTGCTAACCTACCGCCTCTCACATCTAGTCTCATGGGGCGCGGTCGCTTGATCTATAAGGCTTGGGCTCAGGATCAGGGTAAGGCTTACGGCGCAGCTATCAAGGCTATCGATACCGCTGAGCGCAAGTTTATGGCTCTAGCGAAAACTACTAAACTAAGTAAGGCTGCATAATGCCAATTATTAACATAGGATCAAAGTTAGACGGCAAGGGCTTTAAGCAAGCCGAAACAGCATTAACTAGACTTAATAAGTCAGGGCAAAATGTAGGTCGCACTTTAGGTCTTGCTCTAGGTGGAGCAGCTATATTGGCTTATGCTAAAAATGCTGGCAAGGCTTTCGCAGAGGATGAGAAGGCTGCAGCCTCACTAGGTCGCACTCTACAAAATCTAAATCTATCTTTCGGCTCTAACATCGGCACTGTTAATGGCTTTATCTCTCGCCTTGAAAGACAAACAGGTGTCCTCGATGATGAGCTCCGTCCAGCCATGGATCGTTTTCTACGCGCTACAGGCGATGTTGCTAAGTCTCAGGATTTACTTAACCTTTCTCTAGATATTGCGGCGGGCACTGGTCGAAGCGTGACTCAAGTTTCACAGTCACTCCAGAAAGCATATCTAGGGCAGACTCAGGCTATCGGTAGATTAGGCGTAGGACTTACTAAGGCGGAGATTACATCCTCATCATTCGAGGAGATCACTACTAAACTTTCCACTTTATTCGCAGGTCAAGCGGTTACAGCTGCGGAAGGTTATGCAGGCTCTCTGGCTAAATTACAAGTAGCAGCCAATAACGCTAAAGAGATTATCGGCGGAGGCTTGTTTGATGCTATCGCTGCTCTCGGCGGTGGAGACATCAATAACGCTACTGGCAACATTGAGAAACTAGCAACAGGCATTGCGGATACTATTAAGAATGTTGGCGAGTTAATTGGTAAATTGAAAGATTTAAAGCCTGTCCTCATTGCTTTTGGTATTGCTGCCGCTGCCGCTTTCTTTCCAGTAACTACTGCAATCGCTGCAGCTATTTTCGCACTTAGCACTCTTAATAAAGCACTCAAGGCTCAAGAATTCGGTAAGGGCAAAATCCCCGGGGGTATGGGCAACATCTCCATGACTGTTGGCAGTCAGGATACACAAATAGCAGATGCGGCTGCAGCTAAGCGAGCTAAAAAACTAGCGGAGGAGGAGGCTAAACGATTAAAAGCAGCCGAAGCCCTTTCTAAAAAATCTGCTAAGGCTCAACAGGATCTACTAAAGATTTCTAAGGCTAAGGCTATTTTCGACATGCAGAAAATCCAGATAGAGGCAGCCCTAAAAGGCAACATCTCTAAAGAGGAGCGCATCCGCCTGCTACTTATGAAGGCTATTGCTAATGAAAACATAAGCGATATCGAGAAGTACACTAAACTTTTAACAGATGTCCAAAACAAAGTTACAGATTTACAAAAGCTGCTAGAAGGTTTGAATAAGCCGCTGCCTGATCCTTTCGCTGGATGGACTTCCGTAGCAGGCAACACCATGGAAGCAATTAAGCAAGTCAGTAAAGAGATGTTCACCATCCCTACAATCATTCAAGAATCAGGTAAAGAGTGGTCATCTTTCGCTAGCTTAGTGAATAACACTGTCCTCCAACCTAATCTTAAGGAATGGAGTAGTTCCTTTAGCGGTGGAGAAAATCCATTTATCCCAGTTATCCCAGACAACCCTAACAATGGCAATGGCAATAAGGGAGGCGGCAACGGCGATCGCGCAATGTCTATTACTATAAATGGCGCACTAGATCCTGTTGCTGTTGCTAATCAGATTAAGAAAGTCTTAGAAAACTCAGCCGATCAAGTAGGAAACAATTACGGGCTTGGGACAGGCTCTAAGGATGTGCAGTACATCGTATGACATGGGTAATCAATCCGACAATCACAATCGATGGCACATCCTATATTGGTAATGCTGTTGGATCTGTGTCGATCGACTATGGGCGCACGAGCGTATGGGATGCACCTAAAGCGGGCTATGCAAGCATCCAGTTAGTCAATACCAATAACACTAACTTTCCAATCGATATAAATGACCCTGTAGTAGTAAAGGTTCGCAATGCTGCCAATAGCGCAGATATAACAGTTTTCACAGGTAATGTGACCTCGGTTACAAATGGTGTAAATGTTGCAACTGGGGTCACTACGATCGCTTATCTCAACATTACAGCTGTAGCACCGATGTCCCTTATGTCTCGTACTCAGTCTGGGACTGTTAATTATCCAGTCGAAAATGAATCGGTCAGAATCACTCGCATCCTTGGAGATGCTGGAGTTACTGTAGATACTGTCGATAGTGGTACTTATACCTATTTAGCTCGTACGGCAGCCCCTAACGATGCTTTAACGCTGTGCAATGCCTACGCTGGATCATCTTTAGGTGCGATGTATGAGACAAAGACAGGCACAATCGGCTATGCCAATGCTTCGCGGCGTAATACCGATGTTAGCACCAATGGCTATTTTGCCATTTCAACTGATTACATCAATGTACGAAATATCAATAGCAATCTTAATCAAGGCGATGTTATTAACTCTGTTCGAGTCGGCTATAACAATGGCTCTTATGTCTCGGTGACTTCATCTGGATCGACCGCTACTTATGGCACAATCGCTGGCACTCTCAATACCGACATCTCGAACGAGTCGGATGCGACAATTCTTGCTAATTTATTTATTGGCGAGCGAGCTTATCCCAAGACTTCCCTGCCTACACTGGAGATCCGCATCGATGATCCATCCATGGACTCTACGACTCTGGACAAAATGCTTAACATGTATTTTGGACTCCCCATCTCAATTGCAGGCTTGCCTCTTACTATTTCGGCTACGACTTACTATGGATTTGTCGAGGGCTGGAATCTATCTTTTAGTCAGTTATCGGGTAAAATAACCCTGAGAACGACAGAAAAGACATACTCTTATCGTCCGATACAATGGCAAAATGTATCGCCAACCCAGCAATGGAACGCGGTAGGAGCAACTATTCAATGGCTACAGTATGAGTAAAGGATAACAATGGCTACGACTACGAATTATGGCTGGGTCACTCCAAATGACACAGATTTAGTAAAAAATGGAGCTAATGCTATCCGCACTCTGGGCAGCTCTATCGATCAAACTACAGAGGACATCTACCTACTTAACATCATGGGAGCTCTATAATGCCTAATACGGCTAAATCCTTATTCAGAGGAGCGGCAACTACTACCACTACTACAGTGTTATACACAGTCCCCGCTCTTACATCTACAGCGGTTACGAATATCATTATCGTAAACACAGCTGCATCATCGGCTACCTTTACGCTCGGTATGGGAACAGCGGGAGCCAATACTGCCCTACACACTACGACCACGATCGCTGCTAACTCGACTATCTATCTCGATATTAAGCAAGTGCTAGCAACGACTAACACAATCACCGGTGGCGCATCGGCTGTGACTGTTTCATTCCACATTAGCGGAGTGGAGATTTCGTAATGGGTTCATCAACTATCCCAGTCCCTACCTCAACCGCTGGAGGTGCTACATCTTGGACTCTCGTAGCTAATACTGTCCCAGCTGGATCGGTGGGCACATACACTTATTCAAGCCTTTCAGGTTACAAACAATATAAATTAATTTATAGAGTTGCACCGAGCGTTGCAGCAACTATTCAAATTACAGTCAATGGATCAACATCCTACTCATGGGCTGGTATTGGTGGTGTAAGTGCCGCTGGCACGACAGCAATTTCACTCGGATCGACTACGAACATCGGTACTAACGGCACCATTGGAGCTTTAGGCTCAGGCACTTTAATCATCGATAACGCTGATAAGACAATTGCTAAAGATTTCAAGTTCAATATAAACAATTCAGGTGCTAGTTTCGATACCTCTGGAGTAATTGACACAGGTGTAATTACCACACTCACAATTGCTTTAAGTACAGGTGTTTTCTCATCTGGTCTAATCGCTCTTTATGGAGGTAACTAATGAAGCCCGAAGTTTATGATTTTGATGTCGTTACTCAAATCGGTATCCAACGCGAAATGACAGACGAAGAATACGAAGTCTATCTTATTAATCAAGCTGAATTAAATGAAGCCTCGGCTAAGTAAAGCTGCTATTCAGTTTCGTAATCAAGTAGATGACTCGTACCCCGATCGTAGTCGAGTTTCCGATGGCTGGATCGGTGATACTAAACACGCTACTCGCGTCTCAGATCACAATCCAGATGATCAAGGGTGGGTACGAGCCATCGATATTACAGCTGACCTCGGCAAGCCTGACCTCATGCCCTACCTTGCAGATCAGGTTCGATCCGCTGCAAGAAAAGACGATCGTATCGCCTATGTCATTTTCAATGGGCGTATCGCTAGTCCTCTTATGGGATGGAAGTGGCGTGCCTACAAAGGTACCTCGCCACATAAACACCACTGCCACATCTCGTTTAAGAAAAAAGCTGACGAAGACTCTCGATTTTTTCAGATACCTATGCTAGGAGGCACAGAATGAACATGAAAAACCCTTATATCCTAACCGCTGGAGCTTTCCTTTCCGCGTGGGCTGCAAGCAATTTTGCAGCTGACTATCGCTCAGTACTCTGGGCATTACTAGCAGGTGTATTCGGTTATGCCACACCAAAAAGGTAATGACTGTGCAGGACATGGCGGCTGTTGCTGTTGCTGCTATGAGCGTTATTGGTTCATTTATTGGCTCAGTGCGATGGTTAGTAAAGCACTACCTCGCAGAGTTAAAGCCGAATAGTGGCTCATCGATGCGTGATGAAATCGCAGAGCTGCGCGGGCGTGTCGATACTATTCTACGGATATTAGAGAGACAATAGACTCATGGCAAAAAAGGCAACAAAGGCACTAGAGGAGCAAGGCTACTCAAAGCTCGATGCGTATTGCATTGGGCTCTACGAGTATTTCACATCCTTAAAGCGTGCAGGGTTCGCCGAGGATATTGCTATGTTTATGATTACAGAGCCCCAAGCATATCCTCATTGGATATTGCCAGACCCAGTACCGCCTGAGAAGCTGGGCGATTATGAGGATGATGAGGATGACGATTAAGCGAATTGTTATTGTGTCCGATCTCCAAGTGCCTTACCACGATGTAGTAGCCACACGCAATTTAGCCTCCTTTATTAGAAAGTTTAAGCCCGATCAAGTAGTAACGATCGGAGATGAAATTGACCTCCCTCAGATATCGAAATGGGAGGAGGGTCGCATGGGTTCTTATGCTCAAACCCTAGATGATGATCGCAATGAGGCAGTTCAGCTGCTCTGGGATTTACAGGTCACAGACTCCATCCGTAGTAATCATACCGATCGCCTCTATAACATAATCATGGCTAAAGTGCCAGCGTTCGGCGCGTTGCCAGAGTTAAAGTTCGAGAAGTTTATGAAGTTCGATGAGCTAGGGATTACCTTTCACAAAAACCCTATGCCTATCGCCCCTAACTGGATCGCAGTCCATGGGGATCATACCCCTATAAAGCCACAGGGCGGGCTCTCAGCCCTTGAAGCGTCTCGTAGGCATGGAAAGAATGTCATCTCGGGTCACACGCACAGGATGGGCAGATCATCGTTCACAGAGGCATCTGGAGGGCGCGTAGGGCGTATCCTACATGGTGTCGAGGTGGGGCATCTCATGGATTTTAAGCAAGCTGCCTATACCAAAGGCTCAGCCAACTGGCAGCAGGCTTTCGCCATTATGTATGTTAATAAGAATAAGGTGCAGGTCGATCTCATCAATATCGAGAAGGATGGCACATTCATTGTGGCGGGAAAGTCCTACGGACGATCCCGATAATCGTTATCGTTTCGTTACCAAAATATCCTAGTTTATGTCTGGGAGCTGTGTAACACTTATCCAGTAAGCCGATCGAATGTATCGGATACGGACAAGGGCTAACATGAACATTACAGAGCAAGATTTCGATCTACTCACCGAGAGCATCATGGGATGGAAAGGCAACGGCTGGGAAGTTCAAGCTGATCGCTTTACAAATGGCGTTACTTTTGACTGGACTGCCTGCTATTGGTTTAACACTCCATCTAACATGATCCTAGCTCGTACATTCTTAGAAAATAATGGGCATACTTTCCAGCAATCTTATGACGAAAACATGGGCTATTACATCCTGCTCACTAACTATGACTGCCACAATATGGCGGTGTCAGCATGAGCTTAGAGGTGCCAATTATTCTTTTACTTTTAGCGGCTAATTTTCTATGGCTATTGGTAGGCTACTCAACAGGTCACAAAGAGGGACTACGCGAAGGCTGGCATCGAGGTCGAGCGGTTAATCGACAGGAGTTTTGGCAAGAATGAAATATCAGGAGATTTTACAAAGTGCCACAGACATTATTCAAGATCGTGGTCTTAACGACTACGGTCATCCAGCAGACAATATGCAACACGCAGCAATGCTCATCTCGGCATATTTACAAATGCCAGTCACGGACTATCAAGTTTGTGCAATCCTCGCACTTATCAAGATCGCCAGAGCAACCACCGGTGATCCAGACAAAGCCGACAACTACATCGATGGAGCAGCTTATATTGCTTTAATGGGGCAACTAGCAACAGAGGAGAACGAGCTATATGTTTAATCTAGATGATTATGAGGATGTAGCAGCGAGAGTATTGCGTTTCCAAAAAGCGCATCCAGAGGGAAGGATCGTCACAGATGTTATCCAATTTAATCCAGAGAAGGGCATTATCCTTATTGCGGCGCAGGTTTATCGTAATGCTAGTGACACGCTGCCTGCAGGTGTTGATTATGCTTTCGGAGATGCTGCTACGTTTAACGCGGGTATGCGTAAATGGTATGTTGAGGATACATCGAGCAGCGCAATCGGCAGAGCTCTAAGCCTAGTCCTAGAGACTCAAAAGAAACCTACTAAACAGGATATGGCTAAGGTTGTAACTCCTAAGCCAGTTAAACCAGCGGTACAAGATGTTGTACCAGACGATCAGGATTACTGGACTACTCCAGTCGGTCAATATAATAAAGTCGTAGATGCTCCAGTTACTTTAGATAAAGCTCTAGAGACTGT